GAAAATATCAAGATCTATTTGTTGCACATTTGTTTGTGCAGTGGCTGTTTGTTGGTTCATATTTTTGTTGGTTTATGTACACTATTAATATACAAAATTATTTCAAATAAATATTAAAAATGTAAAAATGAATATTAAAAATCAATAGTATAATGCTATAAAAATTATTTTTTCTTATTATTTCCTTTATCGTACTTATTTTTATTTTCTCTAGCCACTTGTAACTGTTTTTCAGCAATTTGTAATCTAGAGTTTATTTCTTTTTCTTTAATATCATTTTGACTTCTTGAAATGGTCATTCTATTTACTTCTTTCTCACGTTGCATGTTCATTTGTTCTTGATAATTATCTTGTTGTCTTATTTTTTCCATTGCATCTTGATAGTCACTTTGTTTATTCTCATTAATGTCCATCATAGACCCATATCCAGCAGATCTAATTTCAGCTTGTAATATTTGTGATTGTCTATTTTTTTCATTTTCTTGAGCTTCAAAGTCCATCTTCATTCTAGCTTCTGCTTGACGAGCTTGTATCTCTTGTTGTGCTAAATCTTGTTGTTGTTTTGCTTGTTCTTGTCTAATAGCGTTAACTTTGTCTTCAGCAGATTTAAGTACACTTGTGAGTTCTGCAATAGATTCAGATTTGATAATATTGCCAAGATCATAAATTGAAGAACCTGATGTATTATTTTGTAAAGCAAGTTGTTTAAGTTGATCAAGTATAGCTCTATGATTGTTTTTAGTTGTAGCAAATACATTTAAGTCTCTTGCTAATAAATTAATACCGTTCATTTGAAAATTTACTTTTTCATCGGTACTTGTCATATATTGTAAGCGTACACTTGGGTTTTTAGATTGATAATATTGTGCAAGATCTGTTCTCATTGTATGCACACGAGGCATTAAATAATCACTGTGTTGTATAAAGTAATGTTCAGTTTGTGCATAAGAATTTACAACAGCTTGTTCTACACCTGTAGCTGTTTGTTGACCTGTAACAGATCCTAGACGTTGAGGACTTATACCTATACTTTCAAATGCTTGATTTTTAAAATAAGCACCAAGTTGTATTCTTGACATCAAACGTTGTGTCTGTTCTAAATTCAATACTTGATAGTGTTGAAAATTAAGTGCATTTTCTGTATTGGTAATTGATGTATCTAAAGGAAGCATCTGAAAATTTTTCATTGCTACATACGCTTTAGCTAAATTATTCTTACCCCAATCTTCACCCATGGAATGACGTGGTAGTGAGTTTTGATCTAACAAAATTACTGTTCCTAATTCATCCACTAATATATCTGCAATCTGATTATTTACAATGTTAAAACCAATTTGGTATGGTTTCATTAAATCCACTAAAGATACTGATCTTGTGTTTCTATCTGAAAACACTGAACCTTCCACTGGTAGTTTACAACCATATATAGTGTTGTCACCTTTAAATTGAAATGGTAATTTTCCTACATTAATATACATTGGTGCTAAACCACCTGGGTTGTTCATCCCCCAAAAACTTGGTCTATTTGGACCCACTTTAATTCCACCCCATGTTTCATTAATCCATATCCAATCTATATGTTCACCAAAAATTAAATTATCCTTGGTTTTGTTTTTAACATATTGTGTATTGTATTCTGGTTTTTCTGTAACTTGATATGATTCATCAACAATATCTTGTGTAATACTTCCATCTTCATTAATACTTGTAAGATGTCCCACTTTACGTTGAGATTTCCAATACAATGTTGTAGCTCTTAACATATGTGTAGGACCATAATCTAAAAAGTCTTCACCTTCAGATAATATCCATTGTACAATATCACCATTGTAAGGCATATTTTCATATGTAGATAAAAATTGTCTATAAGCTAAAGATGGACCTTCAACATTATACGCATGAGATCTAGTGGCATCATAATAACTACCGTCATTTTGTAAACCGCCTAAAGGTAAACCTGCTGAACGAACAGGATATATAGCTTCTAGAGCTTCAAGTTGGTCTTGTGTCATTAAATATCCATACTGATCTATAATATCAGATACAGTGAGAATTTCAATTTTTCCCACCCAGTTGCCTTGAGATATATACCTGGCACTTGGTGACTTATGATAGAATGTTAAAAGAGGATTCCATAGTTCTATTTCATAATCATCCTCGTTCATTTTAAAATGCCAAAATTCACGGTCAGTGATTAACATGTCTTTAAATGCCATGTTCTCCAACTCATACATATGAAAACGTTCATCATCTACTTTTTGTTGATGTGTTGCCCATTCTTCAATAAGTGATCTATAGTCTTTTTTAAAAAAGGCTTCAATTTCTGGTAATGATTTAAGAGCTTCAGGATTAAGAGCTTGTTGAGCTTCTTCAGAATTAGGGTCCATACCCATTTTAATCATCTTCATAACAGCTTCTCTTTCAGCATCTGCTAATAGAGTTTGTTCTATCATACCTCTTTTTTCTTCCATCATTTCATTGTAAGAAATATCATCAACAGCTCTAAACATAATTTTAGATGTACGTTTAGAAAACTCACCTGTCAATACATTAATTACATTTGGAATAATAGGATAAAACTTTAATTCTAATGCAGAAGCATCTTCTTTTGTAAGAGTTTCAATTAAATCTGCATATTCATTATCATCTTCTATAATATAATCACTACGGTCAATTATACCTTTTGCTAATTTATAATTTTTTAAAAGTCTTCTAGCATTACGTCTTATTTGTTTAATACCTTGCCATTCTAACCAGTCACAATTCCATGCTCCCCATTCTTCATCTTTCTCTTTTTTAGGTAGAAATTGAATAGGTTGGGTGAGTGTACCCATTTTATTGTATGACGTTTTTTTACCAGCTTTTAGATCTAGTGCATTATATACTTGCATTGTATAAATTAATTTATAAAATCATTTGATGTGGTGATGACGTAATCACCTAAAAACATTCTAGATACTGTTTTTGTAAAATAATCATTATCTAGTTGAATGGTGTATATGTGTATCATTTGAAATTTTTAAAAGGCATACTTGGTTTATTAGCTATCTTCCTAGTTGTGGAAGGTTGTCCCATATGTCTGAAAGGATTCACTTTTAATTTAGTCATTTTTTCTGAATTTACCAAGTTTTTATTGGTGGTCTCAATTCTTTTTTGTAAACCCCTGTTAGATTGTTGCACTTTAGCAAATGCAACAAGAGAACAAAATGATACAAGTCTATCTACGTTTACACCATCTTGATAAGCTTGCATTTCCTTTAACAACATAGGATCAGGTATTCTTTCAATACCATAAATTGTTTTTACAATTGTACCATCAGGTAATGTTTCATGATCTAGTTCTTCTTTAAGATATTCAATACCATAAGATAAAATAGTGCCCTTAAAAATAGATCCTACGTTTTTCCATCCATATTCTTGAAAAACATTTCTATTTGCACCAATGTCTTTTAAAAATAATATCATATCTTTTGGTACAAGATATCTTTGTTTCTTTTTTGATATAATATATTGTATAAATAATGCTACGTTATTTTCCACTATTGTCCATGCATTATACAATTCAATAAGCATTTCTAATAGTTCATGTGTTTTGTTAATGTCATCAAATCTTCCACACCAACTAGCTACAATTCCATCTCTTTCAATTGTATTTTTCACTTTACCATCACCTTCATCTATAATTACTTCTACAGGATTTTTATAAATAAAGATGGAACATAGTGAATCTGATGTAGTGGTTTTACCTTCACCCACTGGATCCACAGACCCATAATACATACCAAATGTTGGGTCTTTTACAGGTCTTTCATATACACAAACAACACCTTCTTTATTCTCAGCCTTTTTAGATACAGGAAAATCTTTAATAGGTAATTTTTTAGAAGGAGTCATCACCACTTTACCTTCTACATTTCTAGACAAATCAACATATTCTACAGAATAATTTTTATCACTTATTCTTTGTAGTTGTTTTGATACAAGATGTTGTGGAAATTTACTCACTTTTCTTGCAGCAAATGCTTCAGCAATATTTCTAGGATGCTGAGATATGGTGAGTTGATATGCTTCTGGTGCAAGATTTATTTTTGCTTTTTCAAACTCAGCATCTAAAGCTTTTAATGCATCTTCTACATTAGAGTTTCCATACTTATCTATGTAAGGTGGCATACTCCATTGTTCTGGAATAAATAATCCTGTTTTTCCTAATGTACCTTCTCCATCTATAAGATTACTATCTACACCATAAAATCCATTTTCAATTGGATGCATGATGTATTCTTTCATTGGTTCACATTGATCTAAATCACCCACTGAACCTGCTGCTATAAATTGTCCTGTAATAATGTGACCAGACTTAAGAGCTGGTTTTATAAACCCATATGTCTCATCCATTTTAGGAGCAATCCCACTTTCTTCATGAAAAAAATATGTTACAGGTCCACCCACACCATTTGTAGGATCTTTTTCAAATGAATATGAATTTATTGTACTTTTTAATCCTTTATAAGTATCTCTATTATTAATCCTCACTTTAATTTTTTGTTCCCATGCTCCCACTTTTTCAGGTTCTGCTGGTCTATACCAAGCAGTGTGTTCATTTAAGAAGTTTTTATATTCATTAAGAAATTTCCAAGACCCTTTTTCATTTATATAATCTTTTAAACTGGCACCAATTTTTAATACAGCACCTTCTTCAAACCAATATTGATTGATGAGTTTTGCCATATGAAAATATGATGATGCAATTTGTCGTTTCTTTAATATGACAGCATGCATAAAAAATAATTCAGCAATATGTTCATATAATGCCATGTGATATTGTGCATCTCTCACCTTTGCAAAGTCAAATCTTTTTTCTTCTTTATCATATATAGGAAGAAAATTTAACCACATATAATAATCACGTGATAAAAACCATGTATCAGTGTCTGAATGTACAATTATTCCATTTCTACATTTTAGTTTTTGGTCATTCCAATATGTAATAAAGTCTTTACTTTTTAATGGAGCTTCACAATAAAATTTATCTTTTTGAAATCTTCTTCCTTCAGCATTAAATATTAATGTAGTTTCATCAAAATTATATTTACCTGGTTCTTTAAATAATGTTACAAGAAAATCTCTAAACTCTTCTCTTGTTTCAAATTCTGTTGTAGACCACTCACCATTTTTATATGTAGGTATTTCTATAAAATTATTCAATAGTAATTTTTTATATGAGGTGAGTATAGGAATCGAACCTATGTTTACAGTTTTGCAGACCGTAACCTAACCACTCGGTCAACTCACCTGCTAATTATTTTAATGTAATAACTTTCACTACATTTAATTGTGTTTTTACAATTTCACAAAAAGCATTTTCTGTAAGAAGTTGTCTAATAGAATTATATGTTCCATTTTCAAAAGAATCAATTCTACATTCTTCTACTAAATTAGCTAATTCAATACATAATCTTTTTGCTTTTAACACTCTTGAATCTTCAGCTATGTTAAATGAATCTGACGCATTTCCTATCAACTGTTCACCAAAACTTAAATGTTCCATGTTGTTTTATTTTAAATTATTGTTCATCATATGCTAATCTTTGACCACCTCTTACACTAGACTGTTGTTCTTCCATCAAGTCTTTATACACTCCTTTAAATGATTGTCTTACATCATCATATTTTTCTGCCATTCTAAGAAGAGCTTGAGATGATCCATCTCTACCAAAAGTTAATTGTTCAGATGCTAAACTTTTAGCCATATTATCTAAAAATATTTTAATACCTTGATATGCCCTATATGTAGGAGTTTCATACATTTTATGAGATGTTTTAAGTGCATGTACAATTAAATCATCATCTGTACTAAAATCAGCATCTATTTCTTTTAATATTAGTTCTTCTTTATCTTGTTCAGGTACATCAAAGAAAGGATTTAAATCTGGATTAGGACAAGTCATATAAAATAAATACGAATAGATACGCAAATATTCTTCAGGATATGTATCCATTATATCTTTAAGAAACTTAAGTGTATAACAATGTTCTGTTGCTATTGCTTTTCCATTCTGTATATCAAATAATCTTATCATTGTTTAATTTTATATATATGTCACTATTATAAGGAAGAGCTAATGAATTGTTATGATAGATGATTTTACCATCCTTTGAAAAACCTGTAATAGTGATTATCTCTCCTTTTTCTACATTTGCTAAAAGTTTGTTTCCAATTTTATCAGAAACAATTAAAAGCCTATCCCCTATCTTTAAACTTTTCATTATTTTGTTAAATCTAATGTTGCATTAGAATGTATTTTTATTTGGTCACTTCTATAATGTCTTACATTACCTCCATCACACAAAACAATACACCATATATCATTTTCAAATGTCCCACCATCAGTGACATATATTGCATATCCCACTTTATCTTTTTCTACAATTACAGGAATAGGTTGTTTAAATTCTAGCATCTTTTAACCAATTTATTAATGTTATTATTTCTTGTTTTAAATATTGTAAATCATATTGTACAATGTTTGTAACAATAGGATCACCATTTGTATCAAGAGCTGTAATAGGATTATCATATTTATCCCTTCCTGCTTCTTCAAAAATAATATGATGAATTGTTAATTTACCAGGAGAGAAACGAGGGTTGTGTTTCAAGATGATGTATAAATATAAACTCAACTGCAATGTATAATGCATCAAATGACAGTCTTCTAAATGACTTATTGGTGGATTCATCATTTTTTTTACACCTTCCCAATTCACATACCCTTCAGTTTTTATCTCCTTGTTGGTTTTATAATCAGTGATGTTCACCTTTCCATTTATCACTTCCACTAAATCAGACTGACCACAAATGCCTGCTGATTTTAAATAGACTAAATGTTCTGGATAAACACCTTCGGTAAGCTTTTGATTTGGTGAATGTTTAACACCATTATTTTCTATAGGAGGATATATATTTACCACCACTCCATCTCTCTCAATTGTATTAAGAGAACATAAATCTTTTTCTCTTTGGTTATGATACCATGTACCTAAATCTGTAGCTCTATTAGATTCTGCTTCCCATACATTTTTAATTTCATCTGGGCTGAGTCCGTGCCATTTACTCTTTTTACTTTTAGATGATTTTAATGCTATAGAATTTTTATCAAATGGTTGTTTAAACTTTGATATAAAACTTGTTACACTTATCCAATTAATATTATCAGTGTCAGAAGAAATATATTCATGATTCTCAGACTTAAATATTAAACTCATAATTTTAATTTTGCATTTAATTTGTCTTCCTCTTCTTCTGTTAGTTCAGCTTTCCAATAATCTTTAGGACATTCTGAAGATAAAGATCTAGTTTTTAAACTTAAAGAACATCCACAACCTCCTAAGTCTTGATTACAACAAGGAGCTGTACCAGGTATCATACATCCAGTGTCAGTTTCTGTATATAAATCACAAAATAAACAAATGTTCATTCTTTCTTTTGCAATTTCTTCAACATCTTCTTTTTTAAATATACTGTTTGTAATACCTTCAAGAATTTGTCCTTTACTCTTCCATATCTGAATTATGTTCTTCTGTAAGCTCATTGTTAAATCTTTTATTTATTACTGATCTTCTTCTTTGTCTTTCTTCATCAAGTAAAGATTTCATATGAACCATTGCATCAATCTTTTTTCTAACATCAAGCTTGGTTTCATAATCTTTAATATTAATATCTGAAAGTTTGTTTATATATTGTTCGTAATTTATAACAGTTTTATCTAATGCTTTTTCCTTAATATAAAATGTACCTAAGTTTTCTAATTGCAAATTCACTGTGCTTAACTCAGATAATTTTTTACGAGCACATTTATAATATAGAGACATTACTGCCTGCACCACATCAACAGGAGCATTTATTTCCATAGCAAAGCTAGGCAGTAAGTCTCTCACTTTAAATGGCTTCAAGAGAAACAAATTTATAGTCTAATAATATATTACCTTTAGTTTGTATTTTCATTACAGGATTAATATAAATCTTTTTTTTGCTTTTTCCCTCTTTTACAATAAGATTATATTTTTCAGCTTTACCTAAAGTGTTTCTTACAGTTTGGGCACTTTTAAAAACTTCAAATGTTGTTGCTGCTTTATTACAAAATGAATTTAAATCTTGTTCTCCCTCACTAGCAAGTAATGCTATACAATCAATCTCTGAACTACTTAATACAATGTTAGATAAAAAACAATGTGTCATTATCTGAAATTTAATGGCAGCATTGTTTTCTATCTTGGCTTTTTTCTCTACGTGGTTAACAACTGCCATATCTACTCTTTTGTTGGTGTTTCTTTTTTCAGTTTTCTTTTTAATGATGGCACAGTGACAGTATCTCCTACACTAATACCTTCATTAACTAAATCAGGATTGTTAGTGATGTCCTCTTCTGTAATAACATGTTCTTCTACATCACCTTCCATTTTTGGGTTGGTGACTTGACTAATGAATATCAATGCCTTCAACTCCTCTGCTCTATCCTGTGCAATCTGCATATTAAACTTTTGCAACCTAGATCTTAGGTCAGCAATCTCTAATGACTCATTTAAAAAATTAATAATCTCAACTCTAGATGGTTCTTGTTGCTTCATTTTTTTGGTTTTTATGTTTTGCAAATGCTTTCTTAAAATTAGTGAAAGGAGTATCAATTAAATACACCTCATTATCATAACACAATATACCAGTGCAACTGTTAGCAGTATCATGCGTCATCTCTTTAGCAGCATATATCTCAT